ATGCCAGCTACTCTTAAAAAATCTTCGCCTGTAAGTTTCTTTATATCATCATCTAATATTGGGGTGTTTGGATAGTTTGCGCCATATGTATCTACGGCTGATTGTACAAATTCATTTACACATAAAATCTTACCACCAGCTAATCTATAACCAGTAGAAGAGCCACCACCACCAGCAAAGGTAGATATGACTGTAAATAGTTCTTTATTAGAATTGTCTAATACTTCTTTTAAGTAGTATGGTTTGAACATAATATAATATTATCAGGTTATTCATCTATTGTCAATGTTGAGATTTCGCCCTTACTCTATCCATCTCTTTTTCAGCTTTCTTATAAGCTCGTTTTAGTTTAAATTTAGATACATGCTCTGTAAAGTTTCTACCTAATATATGATCATATTCGTGTTGAAATATACGAGAGAACAAACCATCAAATTGACCCTCTTGTAAATCGCCATTTTCATCTTCATATTTTACGACTACTTTACGAGGTCTAGTTATTAATAAAAACACAAATGGAAAAGTTAGACAACCTTCTTGCATCACTGTCGTTTCTTCACTACTAGATACTATCATAGGATTAAAACATGATACCTTTAAACCCTTTTCTATATTGGGGTGGTCACCTAATACAAACATATTATATGGTAAACCAACTTGATTACAAGTTAAACCTATACCACCATATTTTTTCATTGTGGCAAACATTGATTCGCTAAGCTCTTTTCTATCTTTAAAATTATGTTCTTTTAACATATCGTCCTGAAAAGGTGCTAAAGCTGTTTGTACTCTTAAATCTGTTGGTGGTATTAATTTTAGTTCTTTCATATTACTCCTATTTATGTTGCCATTGATATTCCAAGTCTTGGTGTTAGTGGTATTACATTGTGGTATGTTCCTTCTTTAACAGTTATCAAATCACCTGCCTGTAATATATACTGTTCTCTCTCATCTATTATCCACATTGTTTGACCAACACATTGCCAGTAAGTCACTGTCATAGTATCTACATGATTACCAAATGTTCCTGTACTAGTTGCCAAGTTTAAATACATATGAGCAGACTTCATCTCTAGCTGTTCTAAAACTTTTTGTACCGATGGTATTAGATGAGCATTCATAGAAACATAGAAACCTGGTTCTCTTACTTTCAAAGATAGTTTATTATTAATTGTATAATCTAAATTATCAACAGCCTCTTGCCAAGTGACTGTATCTAAATTAAACTTTCTTCTTACAATTACATTAGACATATTGTAGCTCCGTAAAATTATGTTCTTTTTTAAACTTAATTATATTTGTAAACTTATCAAATAATATGTCACCTTTGTGTGATATGATAAAGATATTTTCTTTATCTAGTTTTCTAACTATCTTAAAAAAGTCATCTGTACCTTGACCATCTAAAGAGCTATCAAATATTTCATCAAGTACCATTAAGTTTGTATTAGCGCTGTTTTTCATCTTTGCGATAGCACGCCAAGTAAATACAAGTGCTAAATCTATTCTCATTTTTTCACCCTCACTAAAACTATTGTAATCAAATATATCTCTATGTCGGCTCTTTACAGTTTCTTTAAATTCTTCATCTAAATGAAAGTTAACAAAGAAGTCCATTGATTGTAAGTGTTGATTTATTAGTTGATTCATAATAGGTAGATACTTTTTAATTATCTTCGCTTTAGCACCTTTGTCAGAAAGTATCTCTCTAATCACATCAATGTATTTCTTTTCATCTACTATACTAGCTAGTTTAATTTTTGTTTGTTCTAGTTGTACTTTTAGTTCATCTAGCTGACCTTCAATATTTTTACTATCCTCATCTTTACCCTCTAACAATAATATCTCATTGTGTAAACTATCACTAAATTTTTTAATCTCATCTATTGAGGTGTTTAGTTTTGACATCTCTATATTAATATCATACATCTTTTCAGATACTTTATTGAAACCAGCTATTTGACCCTCTACCTTTGTTATCTCTTTTACTAAATCTTTCATACCATCGTTTAGCGTCTTTAGTTTTTTCTTTTCATAACTAATCTTATCGTTTCTAAAATCATCTTGTATCTTTTGTGTACAGGTAGGGCAGTTATCATTTTCTTCAAAAAACTTTAAATTTTTTTCGTGTGTGTATAAATTTTGTTCTATCTTTGTTTCTATTTTTTCTAATTTCTTTTGTTTACTTTCAATCTTATCTTTATCTTTAATAGATGTTTCTAATTGTTTATATTCGCTATCTAATTTTTGTATCTTT